TAACTTGAGTAGCCCTCTTTTTAGAATTGTCGTATGACAACATATAGTCTGTTAACCACTTTTCATCAGCTACATCAAAACCTGTTTTAACAAATTTAGTTGGTTTCTGTGTTGATTTAAATAATCTTGCTTTGGCTGCTGTCTCTGCAGTTTCGATTTGTTTTCCTTGAATGATTCCTTTAGTAATTCCACTTGTGATTTGACCAATCGGCGTCTTAACACGTCCTGAACTTAGAGGAGTTATTCGACTTGACTCTGTAATTGTATTTAAACTCATTAAGAGTTTCGTTAAATCTTTAGGATTACTTAAAACCTTATCCATCTTACTTGAGATTTTACTAAAAGCTCCTTCTTTTTTATTATCTTCTGCCATTAGTTTATCCTCTTGAATTCAACGTCGAGTTGAGAGTAGTCCACTCTCCAATAGCCAGTATCGTCAACCATAGTAGCATAAGGAACTTCGTGAGCTAGTACTCCTTCGTATTGATCTTTATTTCCTATAAAGTTAAATGAGTAAATATTAATACCACTAGGCGATTGACCGATTTGTTTAACATTTTCTTTTAATCGTATATCACTTTGTATTCCAGCATACGCCATACCAAGTCCTGCAATTTGACCCGCCACCGATGGTTGTCCGAAGACTTGACCGACCATTCCTGTACGTTCTTGCCCGTATGATCTAATAGGTGCACCTGCTAAGACACCTGCACCGAACCTAACTTGTTCTCTTGGATATTCTCTTTCTTCTATGAAATCTCTATATTCTTCTATTAATTTTTGTTGTTCTAATCCTCGTCCCATCGCTCCGTATTGACCAAGCTGTTGTTGTGCTCCTGTTAGTGCAGATATTTGTCCTCCCGCCGCTTGAAGCTCTGCTTGTCGATCAGCAGCAAATCTTTGGGCTCCGGATTCGAAGCCCGCCTGACGTAACCTGGCAGTTGTGTCAGTGACCGTATCGAGGTATCTCTCTCCCGCAAGTGCTCGTTCGACTCCATGCCTTGCTCCACCAAATGCGCCAGCCCCCACAGCACCTTGATTAATCCCACGTAGGTTTTTCTGGTACTGCTCCTCGAGGTCTCCTATAACTCCCGAAATAACTGTATTAGAATACGGATTCATATAACTTTGTGCTGTCGCCGTATCATATTGTTGTGCGCCTATATTAGCGAGTGCTCCTGCCTGAGGAAGAATTTGGTTTGAAATAACACCGCCAGCTTGTGTCTCTGCATTAGAAAGAGGAGCAATTCGATCTCCCGTGTAACCTTGATAAGCTCCTAGACTTGAAACGTTAGCTCGATCTAATAAACTGGATTGAAACTCCTTTAAATATTCTGGAATATCATATGTCGTTGCTGACTGTTGAGGTGCTTGAACGACAGTTGTTGAACCTTTAAATAAACTACCCATGTGTATAAATTCCTCCTAAAACATCAAAACCTAGTTTTGTAAATAACATATGCTTTCGTTGTACGTCGCTTCCTTGAAAAATTTCGATTATTAAAGGTTTCTTAATTGATTTTGCATATTCTTTTAAAACTATCATCATTGATCTAGCGACCTTAAAGTTCCTACATTTTGGTAATACATGGACCCACATCATTCGTAAGAATTTCTTGTCCGTGTACCACGTATCATCAAGCGCCGCTCCAAGCGTGCCGACAATTACATTTTTCCTATTTACCACTACTATAACAAAACTATCACGAATGTAAAAGATAATATTATCAAGTAATTTCTTATTATTGGCAGTTCCAAAGTTATAAGGGCTTTCTGTGAGCCAAGTCTTGAGTACTTCCCGAATATCGACAGCATCTTTTAAAGTTGCACGACGAATGGTATATTTATCGTCTGCCATCGGGCCTTATATTAATTCTCATTGTTCCTAATCTCCAATTATCGCCTAATTGAGAATTAGCAACTTTAAGTGAGATTTGTCTTCCTCGGGCTCGTGTATTTAAATAAGTTGTAGTATTTGTGACATTTTGAGTAGGTTTAGCAGTCTTAGTATCACCTGGATAATCTCGTACAGAGATCGTAACTTCCGTATTTCCTATAAGATCCTTAAAGTCAGGAATAAATTTATTAACAAAGCTAAAGTCTTGTCCATCAGCGATATCAGCATCACCTGATTCAATATGAGCAGATAGAGCTGTTCCATTAGCGTCGTAGCCTGATTCGTGTTTATAGATGACAGATCGACCCGGTGTCATACCATAAATAGTAGTCGTAGTATTAGCAGTATTATTAGGTAAGTACTCCGACGCAAAAGGATTTTCATAGACACCATTATCGATCCAAGTACTTCTCTCCAAGTTTCCTATCGCCCAAACTCTTTCTGTATAATTATAAGTCACATAGCGATCGATTTGATCAGAAGAGCTTGAACAGTAATACCAGATGACCTCAGTGAATCGAGAATTATGTCCCGCATAGATTTGTGCGTATTGAACTTTATTAACATCATTAAAGATATAGTTTTTAACACTACAAGGTATCTCTAGAACTGATCCAGCGTAGGAAAAGAATTGTCCATCGGACATCCAATAAGCTACGTCACCTATAACGATCGCTGCATTTAAACCAATCGATCCGCAGTCTGTTCCTAGTTTTTTAAATCCAAAAGTAAAAGGAGCACCAATAAATTGCATAGAAAAGAGTGTTGTGTCAGTCCAAATTAATGTCTCAGCTCTTCCTGATTTAGCAGAACGAATTTCAGATCCATCTGCTAAACGTTGTGAGCCAGCTGTATTAATAGCGTTAGCTGTAAACTCATCATAATTCTCTTGATCGCTAAAACGTATAAACATTTTGTCTTGAGTATTCGCACTACCAATCGTTGTTTCTGTTCCAAGACATATTAAGTGTCGTGACTCTGGTGTTACTAGCGACATAATACTTGTCGTTGGGGCATTCGCGATGGCTGTGCCCCTATTATTACTCATTCCAGCATCTTGATTCCAGAGATAAGTTCCTCCATTTCGTTGAGTAAAAATTAAATCTTCTCCCCAATTGTCAAAAGACCATTCTGCTGCATCAATTACTAATTCAATAAAACCTGCTGGACGTGCCGTTCCCCATGTATTTAAATTATAAGTTCCTGATCCCCAGCCATAACCATATGTTTGAAGTGCCGGTCCAGTATTTAATTGATAAGTTGCTGTACAGTTACCTGTATCGACAACATTACTTGAGGCAGTATTTCCCGTTGTTTCAATTGTAAAAGAATTACTATTAGATAAATTAATGATTTCAAATTCAGCGTTTAAAGCTGTATTGGCTATTCCTCCAATAGAAGTTGTTACATCAGAAATAGTTACAAAATCTCCCGCAAGTGCTTCATGCGCAGAGGCTTTTACTTCGACATTGGCAGATCCTGTGAGCGTAGTAAATGTTGTTGTAAGGGAAGCTGTTGATCTAATAGGAGTAATATCTAAAATATTTCCAGATCGATAGATATAGACTTTTTTATTAGTTCCTAGTGCTGTATATCTAAAACCGTCAAGATCGAACCAGTTAAAAATAGCTCTTCCAACTCCCACATAATAAGCATCTGTTGTGAGTTCCCAACCTCCTATCTTTTGGGGTTGACCAAATCGAAATCTTACTTTATCACAATCGATCCAGCGACCTTCGGCGCCTGTAGCTGTATTTTCTTTATCGATTCCTGGTGTTACTGTTAATTGAGTTAAAGGCATAATCCTCCTTTTAAATCTTATATCTCAAAACATTAGAGAATTAAAGCTGTTCTTATGCTAGTTTTAAGTATAAAATAGAAATATATGAAACACACTATGTTTATAGTGCCCTATTGGAAATATAGCCTTAAGAACTGGTCAAAGACCAAAAACAGGAACGTGGGAACATTTAATCACTATTACTAAAACTGAGTATGAGAAATTAGTGAATGCTCCTAACATAAATAAAAAAATTATAGTGGATATGGCAACAGATCTTATTAAACGATTGGATAAATTAATTAAGATAATGTATGTATATTGTCAAGAAAGAAGACGATGAATGATATAAGATGGTGGGTGCACTTTGGAGATGATGTTGAGTTGCCTAATATTTGCGATAAAAATTGTCTAGCATGTTATGACGATTATGGAACCAAAACTCTAGAGGAGCGGCCTCAAGATAAAAGAAATGAGCTCTTTAAGCAGAAGGGATTTGATTGGTTTCCTTCTAAATGGAAATTTAAAAAAGAATGGAAAGTTAAAATAAAAAAGCATTTTAAAAACTCTAAACTTCCTAAACGATTTTTATTCACAGGACGGGGAGATCCTTTGTTTTATCTTCCCTGTATTAAAGCCTACATGAAAGTTTATAAAGAACTGGGATATAAAGGTTATACTATTATTTACACAAGTGGATCACAATTAACCCCTCTAATCCTAACTAAATTAGTCAGCTATGGGATTGATGAATTACGTTTTAATTTAGTAGCTACAGATTTCAGTCAGCACACTTTATCTAAAATGGAAAAGACCAAACGTAAAATGAAAATATCGGTTCAAGTTCCTTTACTTTCTATTTACGAAAAAAAATTATTAGAGGTATTACCTTCATTAAATGATCTGAGGATTACTGAATTAGTTCTATCCTATACTCATATCGTTTCTCAAGCCGGAGCGGAAAAATTACAGAAAGTTTTACCCAAGACTACACCGCTAACCAAACTGAATAATAAAGTAGCTCTTATTGATAACCAACCCATGATTGATAATATTAGAAGTCATATTGAGCAGAAAAAATATAAGATTAACCTTAATGTAGAAAACCCCACGGGTATAGAGAGAACCACACTTGCCCAAGTATCCAAACTAGATAGTTCTTAGACAAAATCAAACCATCTTGTTACTATATCTTTTATTATTGACTGGGCTCCCAAGCAGTGCCGTTCCAATCATATGTAGCTGTATCAGAATGAGGTAATTCAGCCATATTTCTTTTTGTAGCTTTCCAGCCTCTTGTATTATCAGCTTGGTAAACATCTTCATTCCAATAATAACCCCAGTACCATACAACGGGATCTGCACCATCATCTTTTACAGATGGATATGGAATTGGGGGTCCCCAATCGTCATTAGAATCTAATGACCAAGAATTATAACGTGGTGGTGCAATAAATTTGTCTTTTGCAGCATCATAAGTGTAACCGATTCCTGCAAATTGTTTTCTAAAATTATTATTGGGGGAAGTTTGTTTCCAGTTATCGTTTGTTTTAAAAAGATTATTTAAAAAATCTATTCCTTTTTGTTCATTTTCAACTCCATCAACCATTAATTCATTGTCATGAACTGACTGAACTTCAATAACTATATTATTTGAATCTAATTTTGCAAAAGAAGCCATTATGCTGTGTAACTTCCTGTTCCTGTAAATTTAACTACGGTATAAGCTCCGCCTGGATCTTGTCCTGTTGTAATGGTTGGTGAACCAGTCGTTGTACCTGAATAATCGCCATCCAACATTTTAATGATGACCACTCCTTTTCCACCAGTACCACTTCCATAACTACCACCTACACCGCCTGCGCCACCGCCGCCGCCTAAAGCGTCAGTTCCATTTGTGGTTGTGTGGCTGTATTGTCTGCCGCCAGTTCCACCGCCGCCAGATCCACCGGGCCTACCACCACCACCATGTGGTTGTCCGCCACCGCCGCCACCTGCGTAAGTAATTGCTGAACCAGTTATTGAAGAAGCTCTACCATTTCCACCGCCGCCAGTTCCACCATCTGAACCGACAGCACCAGCACCTCCGCCGCTTGCGCCTTGACCACTCCCGTGCCCTTCTCCACCGTCATATCCTTGACTTGGTGAAAGACTTGGCGTGTTTCCCAAACCACCAGCTATGGGAGATGGAAGGTTAGAACCGCCGCCACCTCCACAACCACCGTCTCCGCCAACACTATTTCCGCCTCCAAAGCCACCACCGGTCGCTGTATAAGTAGATTGGCCTGGGGCTGATACGGATGAATCAGAACCATCATTACCGTCGGCGCCTGCTGTGCTATGACCAGCGCCTCCATCACCAACTGTGACAGTCATAACTGCGCCTTCGGGAAATTCGTCATAAGTAGAGGTATAAAATCCGCCACCAGCTCCACCACCTCCACCTTCTTGGTTACCAGCAGATTGACCACAACCGCCGCTAGATCCTCCTCCGATTAATAAAAATTCAATAGCATATGTAGGCCCAGCTCCGCCTGATCCAAATCCTAAAACTTGATATCCAAAAGACATTTATCTTTCCTCCTATTAAATTTATGCGTCGTTAGCTGCGTCTGTAGTATAGAATAATTTAATTCCTAGTAATCTTGCATCACCAGTAAAATCGTCACTACCATCGGCTGCATCTCTATAAATTTGAAA